GGTGTCGCCGCCCTTTTTTCTTTGCGTTTTTTGTTCCGTTTTTTGCACCTTTCAAAAATCATGCACCAGCGTCAAAACCAACAAGCAATGTCAGAAAAAGGCCATTGAAAAATTGACCAGGCCATCAATCGGCCTTTAAAATAAAGTGAAACGGTTGGGGGCAACCAATTGAAAGAGACAGAAAAATCTTACACCATCATGGGCATCAGGGAGTACGCACGGCACAGAAACGTCAAGCAAGCTTCAGTGACTGATGCAATCAACTCAGGAAGGATTGCTGATGCAGTCATCCTCCAAAGAGGCAACAAAAAAATTGCTTGTGAGTTGGCTGATGAGTTGTGGTTGAGAAACACCAAAGAAAACAACAAAAACTCTCAGACTCTGTACCATAACAATACCGCTTCCCAATCATACTCCAAAGCAAGAGCTGCCAAAGAAACCTTTGCAGCGAAAAACTTGCAACTTGCCTATGAGAAAAAGGCAGGAAAACTTTGCAACACTGATGATGTGAAGGCATTGGCCCAGGGCCTGGGAAGAGTTGTGAGGGATCGCTTGCTTGCTCTTCCAGAAAAACTTTCACCAATCCTTTCAGCTGAGCAAGACCAGGATGAGATCAGAGACATCCTGGAAAAAAACATCACCATTGCCCTGGAAGATCTTTCTTCCATTGACCTGGCAAAGATCCTGGAGCAAGGGGCATGATTGCCAATGCTTTCAAAGTTTTTTCAAAAGCTTTCCAGGTTGGGATCAAGCCAAAGAAGAGGATCACTGTAAGTCAATGGGCCGACCAGTACAGACTTCTCTCAGACAAAACATCTGCAGAACCTGGCCGATGGTCAACTGATCGCACTCCCTACTTGAAAGAGATCATGGATGAGCTCAGCCATATGAGCAGGGCAAAAAAAGTCGTTTTCAAAAAGGGATCTCAGGTTGGTGGTACTGAAGCAGGAAACAATTGGCTTGGGTACACAATTGATCATGATCCAGCAACAACAATGGTTGTGTGGCCATCACTTCCAGATGTCCAGACCAACACCAAGCTCAGGATCACACCACTAATTGAAGACACTCCAAGCATCAGAGAAAAAGTACAGGACCACAAAGGAAGAAAAGAGGGATCAAGTGCACGCTTCAAAAACTTTGACGGTGGATCTTTGATCATCACAGGTGCCAACAGTGCTTCAGGTTTGAAGTCAGTGCCTGCAAAAAAACTTTTCTTGGATGAGATTGATGAGTACCCTGATGATGTTGAAGGCCAGGGAGATCCCATTGCACTTGCCATGGTGAGATCCAGGACCTTTTCCAATCGAAAAGCTTTCCTGGTTTCAACTCCAACGCTCAAAGGATCTTCAAAGATTGATCGGGAGTACAGAGCAAGTGATCAAAGGCAATTTCACGTGCCTTGCCCTCACTGTGATGAGTACCAGGTACTTGATTGGGATCAGATCTCTTTTGAAGTTGATCCTGAAGCAAAGTTTGAGATGGAAAATGGATCTTTGGTGCCTTTGGTGACTGGTGCCTCATACTATTGCAAGCATTGTGGTGAAGAGATCTCTGAAGGAAAAAAAACCAAGATGCTCAGAGCAGGAAAGTGGATTGCACGCAACCCAAAGAGTGAGATCCCAGGCTTTCACCTTTCAGCATTGTACTCACCACTTGGTTGGTACTCCTGGAAAGAGATGGCCCAGGACTTTGTGAAAGCAAGGGCCAATGAAGAGTTGATGATCACTTGGGTGAACACTGCCAAAGGTGAAGTGTATGAGGTCAAGGGTGAGTCACCCAAGCACGAAATGTTGTACCAAAGACGTGAGATCTACAATATTGGATCTGTACCAAGAGGCGTGCACTTTATTTCAGCTGCAGCTGACATCCAGAAAGACAGGATTGAAGTTGAGTGCATTGGTTGGGGGCCTGGCCTGGAAAGATGGTCAATTGAGCACAAGGTCTTGCCTGGCAATGTCCAGGAGTCTGAAGTGTGGGATGCCCTCCAAGAGTACCTGGCCACAAGCTTCAAGCACGTTGATGGTTTCGAGATCCCAATCCTCATGGCAGGCATTGACTCAGGTTATGAAACCCAAAGAGTGTACAACTTTTGCAAGAGATACCCGGCCAACAAGGTGATACCAATCAGAGGCCAGGAGCAATTGAAGATCATGGTTGGGACTCCAAGTGCAGTGGATCTCAAAGGCACATCAGGAAAAAAGAGAAAACGTGGGGTGAGGCTTTGGCCAATTGGTGTCAACATCATCAAGAGTGAGCTGTATGGTGACTTGATGCACCCAATGCCAGATGACATCATGGATGGTTTCCCTGGTGGTTTCATTCACTTCCCACAATATGACATGGAGTACTTCCAACAGCTCACTGCAGAAAAGAAAGAAGTGAAGAAAGACAAGCGCACAGGCAAGATCAAGACAGTATGGAAAAAGACCAGGGAGCGAAATGAGATCCTGGATCTTCACGTGTACAACCGTGCAATTGCCTTCATTGTTGGAGCTGATCGACTCAAAGAGTCAGGATGGGAAAGACTCCTGGCCCAACAAAAACTTGCGCAAAACCTGCAACCTGTGGACAATGAAAGAAAAGAAAAAGTGGTGAAGCGCAAAAAAAGAGAGCGCAGCACTTATTGGGATTAGATGGCAACCAAAGAAGATCAACCAACTTTCACAAAAGAAAACCTGAAAAATCTGGAAGCAGCTATTGCTGAAGGTGCACAAAAAGTGAAGTACTCAGACAAAGAGATTGAGTACAGATCTTTGAAAGATATGTTGAAGATCAGGGATCTCATGAGAAAAGAGTTGGGTATTGGTCAATGCTCACCAGGAAAAAAAGGTCTCTTTGGTGGTGTCAGGTTGAAAGCTGAGCACTCAAAGGATCTTTGCTGAATGAAATTTCAATGGCCAATCAAGTTTTCAAAAAATAAAAAAAGATCAAGCGCATATGAGGGAGCTTCCACTGGAAGACGCACATCAGGTTGGATCACACAAAGTGGTGACTCCAATGCAATGATCAAGAGAGATCTTCCCTGGTTGAGGGAAAGATCCAGGTTTCTGAGAAGAAACAATTCTCTTGCTCACAAAGCCAATGAGGTGATCACCAACAATGTTGTTGGAAAAGGGATCAAGACTGAGATTGGCAATGCAAGTGACCAGGTGAAACAGATCTGGAAAGATTGGGCCGAAACCACCAACTGTGACTTTGATGGAAGACATGACCTTGATGGTCTCCAACGTCTTGCCATGGATGCAGTTGTTGAAAGTGGTGAGGTGCTCATCAGAAAAAGATACGTTGATGATCCACTTTTCCCAATTAAATACCAAGTACTAGAGTCAGAATTTTTGGCAACTGATGCTGAAGGGATGCAACCCAACGGCAATCATGTCATACAAGGGATTGAGTTTTCACCTGATGGGCAAAGGATCGCCTACCATATTTATCAACAACATCCAGGGTCAGTCGGCCTGCACACATCAACAAGGATCTTCAGGATACCGGCCAGTGAGATCTTTCACCTATACAGGCAAGAAAGACCAGGCCAGGCACGTGGAGTGCCCTGGTCATCCCCTTGTATGATTAGACTCAAAGATCTTGACGACTTCAAAGACGCAACAGTGATGAGGCAAAAGATTGCCAATCTTTTTGTTGCTTTTGTTTCAGACATCTCAGCTGATGTTGAGTGTGATGACAACTCAGATCTTGGTGAGAAGATGGTGCCTGCAATGATTGAGCACCTTCCACCAGGCAAGACAATTGACTTTGCAGATCCTCCCAAGGCAGAAAACTTTGATGAGTTCACGAAAGTGAATCACAGAGAGATTGCTTCAGCCTTTGGGATCACATATGAGTCACTGACTGGTGACTATAGCAACACCAACTTTTCTTCTGGCCGCATGGGATGGATACAAGAGTCACGCAACTTTGATGCGTGGAGATCTGGGATCATGATCAATGGCTTTTTGAAACCAGCTGAGCAAGACTTTTTGCTCTTGCTGACTTTGCGTGGTGCTGTTTTCAGTGATCTCATTTTTGAGCACATTGCTCCAAAGCGTGAGTTGATTGATCCTCAAAAAGAGATTGATGCCATGGTCACTGCAATCAGAGCAGGCCTGGAGTCAAGACCATCTGCAATCAAATCTTTGGGAAGAGATCCTGAAGCTATAACCAGGTCAATCCAGGAAGACAATGAAGAGCTTGATGAAAAAGGCTTGATCCTGGATACAGATCCGAGAAATACTAATAATAGTGGCAACCTTCAAACGACTGGAGTGAGTACGTGAAAAAAAATAAAATAAACATTGGGCCTGGCCAAATGAGGGCAGCCTTTCAACCTGGCACTTTTGATGCAGAAACCAGGACAGTTGATGTCACCTGGACCACTGGAAAAAAAGGGAAAAGGTTTTCTTTCTCAAGGGGAGTCTACTTTGAAGAGCTTTCCTTGAAGCGCACTGATGTCAATCTTGAAAGACTCAACAACGGTGCAGCTGTACTCAACAATCACCAATCAAGAGATCTCAGAGATGCAATTGGTGTTGTTGAAAAAGCATCAATCAAAAAGGGTGAGGGTGTCGCCACCATCAGGTTTTCAGATCGTGAAGACGTGCAAGGGATTGTGCGTGACATTGAAAATGGGATCATCAGAAATATCTCAGTTGGGTACAACGTGGAAGAGTACACTGATGTCTCCAGGAAAGGTGATGAGATCCCAACATACAGAGCAACCAGCTGGACTCCAATGGAGGTCAGCTTTGTGAACATCCCTTTTGATGAGTACTCCCAAGTCAGGAGTCATGAAGAAAGTGAAGAAACATATGATGTTGAAATTGTCGAACAGGAGGAAACCATGAAAGACAACAACACTGAGCTGGAGTCACAAGCTGAAGAAACAAGATCAGCTGAAACTGTGGAGACTCCTAAAGAAACAACAACAGATCTTCCAACTGAAGAGATCATTGAAACTGTTGAAGAAACAGTTGACCGTGATGCTCTTGTTGAAGAGGGAAGAAAAGTTGAAATGAAACGTCAATCAGAGATCAGATCTTCAGTGAAAGCTGCTGGCCTGGCCGATGATGTGGCCGAAGGCATGATCTCTGAAGACAAGACAGTTGATCAGGCACGTGAAGCAATCATCAAAACTCTTGCTGACAAAAACAAAGAAACAAGCACAAGATCAGCCGTGGAGGTGAATGACGTGAACAACAAACAATTAAGAAACCAAGCCTGCTCCAATGCTATTGAGCAGATGTACTCAAGTGAAACACCTGAAGCACTCGATGGTGCACGTGACTTCAAAGGATCTGACATCCTGGAAGTTGCAAGACGCTTCATGGAGTCTGAAGGTATTGACGTTAAAAATCTTTCACGCATGGACATTGCAAAGCTTGCAATTGGTGGTGAGTTGAAAGGTGAGTACGGTCAACGTACACACTCAACATCTGACTTTCCTTTCTTGCTTGCTGATGTGACCAACAAGTCACTACAGCGTGCGTACTCTGAGAGATCTCAGACTTTTGCACCTTTCACAAGGTCACGCACAGTTTCAGACTTCAAAAAAATTCAGTCAACTCAGTTTGGTGATGCTCCAGTACTCCTGGAAGTGAATGAAAAAGGTGAGTACAAGCATGGATCAATCTCTGAAGGAAAAGAAGAGTATGCCATTGCAAAGTATGGCCGCATCCTTTCTGTTTCAGAGAGACTTCTTCTCAATGATGACATGGGATCTTTCCTATTGCTTGCTGAGAAGATGGGCCGCCGTGCAAGAGATCTTGAAAGTGATCTCGTATGGAAGCAGATCACATCCAATCCTTTAATGGGAGATGGAAAAGCTCTTTTCCATGTTGACCATGGAAACCTTGGAAGTGGTGTGATTGACATTGCCAACGTCAACTCAGGAAAGGTTGCAATGAGATCACAAGTTGGTCTTGACGGTGCCAAGCTTGACTTGTCTCCTGAGTACATGGTGACACCTGTTGCCCTTGAGACAACTGCGTTACAGTTTCTTGGTGGTACAACTCCCAATCAAGACTCACAGGTCAATCCTTTCAAAGGAACCATGAGCAATGTTTCTGAGATCCGTCTTGACGATGACTCAGCTGTTGCCTGGTATCTTTTTGCTTCCCAGGCCCAGGCTGAAATGATCGAGATTGCAAGACTACGTGGGAATGAGTCACCAATCATTGAAACAAAGCGTGCCTTTGAGGATGATGCAATGAAGATCAAGATCAAGTATCACTTTGCTTCCAAAGTGCTTGATTGGAGACCTTTCTATAAATCAACTGGTGTTTAATTATTAACTGAAGCAATCGGAGGATTGAAATGAAAAACAAAGTACAATCAGGACATACAATCACCGTTTCAAAAGGATCTGCAGCTGTATCTGGTGAGGCCTATGACATTGGCAATGGATACGCTGGTGTTGCAGTTGCTGACTATGGATCGGCTGATGCTGGTGAGTATGAGACAAGTGGTGTGAAGTCTTTTGGAAAAGATGGATCAGCTTACACTGTAGGTGAGCTTGTTGGTTATGATGCTGACACTTCAAGTGTTGTGAAAAGTGGTGACGGTGCCAAAGACTTTGATCTTGGTAGAGTAACTGCTCCAGCTGATGCTGGTGCAACTTCAATTGAAGTCATGATCAATGACCGTCAAGGTCCAGGCCCTTCATACAACTAATTGAAAAAAACCAGGCCAGGCCTTTAGGGGCCTGGCCATCTTTGGGACCAGGATGACAGACTTCAGAGACAGAGTGAGCAAGCTGCTCAAAACCTGCACAAAAACTTTTGGAGAAGATTGTCTTTTGCTTCCAAAGCGAGGCGGCCGGTACAACATCAAAGGGATCTTTGACAATGACTATGAGGCCGTAGATCCAGACACTGAGCAGGTGATCTCATCCAATCAACCTGTACTTGGGATCAATCTTCATGAGATCCCAATTGAGATCAGACCTGGAGATCAATTGAAGATCAGAAACCTGACCTTCAACATTTACGAGATCAGGGAAGATGGCCAGGGTGGTGCCAGTCTCCTGATGCACAAGGTAGAACATGGCAAGCGCATCAAAAAGAAAAAAGATTAGGCACAAGGTTGTTGAGATCTTGAAAGACGCTGCCATCCCAGGTGTTGGATCTGATGTCTTCCCTGGCCGATCAATTTCCCATGAAGACAAAGAGCTTCCAGTCATCAATGTTTTCACCAGGAGTGAAGACGTTGACCGCTACATGGAAACCCCAAAGACATACAAGAGAAATCTCCAAGTTGAGATTGAGATCCAGACAACTCATGACACTGATCCACAACTCCTGGATGAGATGGATGAGCTTTCCCAGGCCGTTGAAGACGTGATGGAAAGAGGTGGTGACTTGTATGAGATGATGGACAAAGAAGAAAACTGTGAGTTGATCAATGACTTTGAGTTGGGATCAACTCTGTATGACACTGAAGGTGCTGGATCTAATCCATTGGGATCTGCACGCTTGGTGTACAATATTGAGTACTACACCAATGAGGAAAGAAAGGTGATACCTGACAACCTCAAAACTATTGGCAACACTTGGGAAGCCAATGAAAACAAAGACGGTGATGCAAAAGATGAGATCAAGTTTCAATAGGAGCAATTGAATGAGAAAAATTATTAAAGTGAAACCAAGGAAAGATCTCAAGGTGCCGTACCCTGAATCAAGACGCTTTCTTCCAGCACAAGGTGCTGATGTACCACGCAACCGCTATTGGATCAAAAGATTGAAAGATGGTGATGTTGAAGAGGTTGAAAGCGCACCCAAAGAAGAAAAAAAAGATGATGCCAAAGAAGTGAAAACTGATGAGGCACCAAAGAAAAAAACAAAGAAGAAAACTTCAAAGAAAAACTCAACCAAAAACCTGGAGGGTGAAAGATGAGCAATGTTGCTTTCAATGAGGTGCCTGCCAATCTCAGAGTACCTTTTCTTTATGCCGAGTTTGACAACAGCGCGGCCCAACAAGGCCCGAACCAACAGCCCTACCGGGCCATGATCTTTGGTCCAAAGCTTGCTGCAGGATCTGCAGCGGCTGAAGAGTCACAACTGATTGATGCTGGTGCATCCAATGTTGATGCTCTTTTTGGTCAGGGATCTTTGCTTGCTGAAATGTGCAAGGCCTTTCGTGAGGTCAACACTTTCAATGAGCTGTACGCAATGCCAGTGGAAGATGCTGGTGCTTCAGTTGCTGCAACAGGATCTATCAAGATCGACACTGCATCAACCAAAGATGGTGTACTTGCTCTGTACATTGCAAGCAAAAGAGTTGCAATTGCAGTCACAGCTGGTCAGACTCAAACGTCAATCGCTGCAGATCTTGAAGCTGCACTGGATGCTGATGCCTCACTTCTTTTGAGTGCTGATGTTGATGGTGGAGATGACACTCAGATCAACTTCACTGCAAAAAACAAAGGGATCACTGGCAATGACATTGATGTCAGACTGAATTTTTCAGCTGATGATGAGTCACCTGAAGGTCTCACAGCAACCATTGTTGCAATGAACGGTGGAACAGGGCAACCTGATCTTTCCAATGCAATTGCTGCAATTGATGACAAGCAGTACATCATCATGATCAATGCTTTCAACGACTCGGCCAACATGGATGAGCTTGCTCAAGAGCTTGCTGATCGCTTTGGTCCTGTGAAGCAGAATGATGGTTATGCTTTCCATTATCATGTTGGGACTCTTGGTGAGCAGATCACCAAAGGAAACACAAAAAACTCTCAATTTTTGATGGTTGCAGATGCAATTGGACCTGAGCACGGTGCAAGTCAGATCTCCAGGATTGCAGCTGTTGTTGCACGTGCTGGTGAGATTGATCCGGCCAGGCCTTTTCAGACTCTTGAGGTTTCAGGGATGGCAGTGCCTTCCCAGGCCGAGCAAAGAGTACTTGAGGATCGCAACACACTTCTTTTCAATGGGATCTTCACAACCAAAGTGGTTGTTGACAGAGTTGTCATTGAAAGAGTGATCACAACATACAAGACCAACAATGCTGGTGCAGCTGACATCTCATACTTGGATCTCAACACTTTGTTGACTCTTTCATTTTTGAGATACGATTGGCGAAACTATATGCTTGGGAAGTATCCAAGACATAAGCTTGCCAATGATGGTACTTCCTTCAATGAAGGTCAACCAATCATGACACCAGGACTTGGAAAGTCTGAAGCTGTCAATCGTTTCAGACAATGGGAAAGTGCTGGACTTGTTGAAGGCCTGGATCAATTTAAAGAGCAGCTAATTGTTGAGAGATCTGATGCAGATCCCAACAGACTTGACTTCATGTTGCCACCAGATCTGGTCAACCAACTCAGAGTCATGGGCGTTCAATTCAAGTTTCTACTGTAGGAGGTGAGCAATGAGAGTAGGTGGAAAAATTTTAATTAAAGCCGATGGCAATCAATACCGTGCCAAAGGATCTTGGACATACAACCTGGGAGCTGACAAGCGTGAAGCAGTTGTTGGATCTGACTCTGTACATGGATACAAAGAGATGCCACAAGTACCTTTCATTGAAGGTACAATCACTGACTCACCAGATCTTTCTTTGGAGCAATTGCTCAACCTGAAAGATGCACAAGTCATCCTGGAGCTTGCCAATGACAAGATCATCTCACTCAACTCAGCTTGGTTTGCCGGTGATGGCAACGCCACAACTGAAGAGGGTGAAATTGATGCACGTTTTGAAGGCCTTTCAGCTGATGAGATTAGATAAAAAATAACAACCAGGGCCCCGGCCAGGGGCCCTTTGCTTTGGGGGCAATCATGGCAAAAACAATTTTAGATACATTGAAAAAAACTGAAGATGGAAAGTACATCCTACCTTTGAAAAACCCTGTGACAATCGGAACCAAAAAAGTTGATGAGCTTCACCTGGAAGAACCAAGAGCAAAACACTTGCGTGGACTTTCTTCCAATCCAGGCATGAGTGAAGTGCTTGATGTGATTGCAAAACTTGCTGGTGAGATGGATGCAGTCATTGATGAGCTTTCCATGGAAGATACCAACAGAGCATCAGAGTACTTTGGTGCTTTCGGATAGCCTGGCCTAAAAATTGGAAGAGTACGCTTGGAGCTTTGGCCAGGGGCTTTCACTTCCAACCAAGCGAGCTTGAAAACATGACCAAAGATGATCTGTATTTTTGGTCAGAAAGACTTGAAGAGGTGATCAATGCCGAAAACGGCTGAAGGAAAACTCAGACTCAAGGCCATTGACAACATGAGCAGAGTCATTGATGGGATCAAAAACAAGATGCCAGGCATGACACGCTCAGTGAGAAAGGCAAGCACATCTTTCAAACTACTTCAAAGAAGATCTGAAGGTTTCACCAAGTCAGCAAAAAAGATGGGAAGGTCAATGCAAAACATTGGCAAGAAAGCCACTGTTGGATTGACTGCACCAATTGGTGCTTTTGGTGCCCTTGCTGTACGCACAGGGATCAACTTTGAAAAATCAATGAACAAAGTGAGTGCTCTGACTGGTGAGTCAGGTGATGCACTCAAGGCAATGAGAAAAGAGGCAAAAAAACTTGGAAGTGAAACTGCTTTCAGTGCTTCCCAGGCCGCTGATGCCATGGCCTTCTTTGGCCAGGCCGGTTGGGATGCCAATGAGATCATTGCTGGTACAGGACCAACACTTGCACTTGCTGCAGCTTCAGGTACTGAGCTTGCTCAAAGTGCTGACATACTTTCCAACATCATGGGTGGTTTTGGAAAGAAAGCTGAGCAGGCCAATGAGATTGCAGGAAAACTTGCACTCACTACTGCAAAAGGAAACGTCAATCTTGAGATGCTTGGTGAGACTTTCAAAGACGCTGGGCCGGTTGCTTTTGCAGCTGGAAACCGTTTTGAAACTGTTGCAGCACTGACTGCAAAACTTGGTGATGCTGGTATCCAGGGATCAAAAGCTGGTACAACATTGAAGCAGATGTTTTCACAATTGGCAGGACCAACAACCAGGATCAAAAAGATCATGGGTGAGTTGGGAGTCAAGAGTGTAGATCCTGCCACTGGAAAACTGAGAGACATGGGTGAGATCCTGGTGGATCTCAACAAGAGCTTTCAAGCAAAAGGCATCAAGGGTGCCAAAAAGCTTGCTGTGCTCAATGAAATTTTTGGAAAAAGAGCTGTAGCTGGTGCAGATGTACTGCTCAATGCAGTTGGAAAAATAGATGCAAAGACAGGATTGAATAGCGTGCAAAAGCTGGTTGGTCTATTAGACAAAGACGGTCCAAAAGCTGCAAAGAAGATGGCCAAAACCATGATGAAAGGATTGGGTGGAGCTTTCACCCAATTAGGATCAGCCTTTGAAGGCGTACAACTTGCAATCCTGGATCTTGACTTTGGGGGCAAAAAGCTTGGTGATCGCATTGTTGAAATTGTGACAAAGCTCACTAAGTTTCTCCAAGGTCTTTCCACCACCAACAAGACAATGCTCAAGTGGATTGTCATCATTGGTGGTGTCCTGGCCGTGATCGGTCCCTTTGTTGGGATCTTGGGCACAATACTTTTCATGGTGCCATCCATGGTCACTGGTTTCAATATGTTGGTTGCTGTTTTGGGTGCACTCAAGGTTGCATTGGCAGCTGCAGCAATACCAGCTGCAATCTTGATGGCAAAGTTTCTATTGGTTGCTGGTGCTGCTTATTTAATTTATAAAAATTGGAAGCCAATCAAGGCTTTCTTTGTTGATCTTTTCACAGATCCTCTTCAACAGATCAAAGACATGGTGAAGTGGATTGGGAAGATCTCTGGGATCTCAAGTCTTTTTGGCCTTGGTGATGACACTGATGAGAAACTACGTGCACAAGGTTTCAAGCTCCCTGATGAGGGTGGAGCTCCAACCAAAGCAACCCAAGCAATCAAAGACTCAAGTGAAAGAAAGAAAAGAGAAAAGAAAGGTGTGTTGGATGTCAACTTTTCCAACGTGCCAAAAGATACTGTCATCATGCTTGATGACAGGGAAAGCATTGTTGACAACCTGACTGGAGCAGCTGGATGAGTTGGAAAGACAACCTGAGACCTGGATCTTTTCGAGGTGTTGAGTTTTTCACTGACACTTCAACACTGACTCTGGGAAGACGTGCAATACAACATGAGTACCCCAACAGAGAAACACCTTTCACTGAAGATCTTGGAAGGATACCAGAAAACTTTGAGCTTGAAGGTCACGTGCTTGGTGACGACTACTTCCAGGCAAAGCAAGATCTGAGAAGAGTTTTCACAATCTCCGGGCCAGGGGAGCTCATCCATCCCTATTGGGGAGCTGTACGTGTACAGGTTGGCACGGTCACAATTTCAGAAAGCAATGTGGAAGGGGCAATTGCAAAGTTTTCAGCAAAGTTTTTTGAAGCTGGAGACAATCTTTTTCCCAAAGGCACCAATGACAAGGGTGCCGTACTCCAGGAAGCAATAGATGCTTCAACATCTGCAACAGTTGCAGATCTTGAGGACAAGTTTTCAGTTGCTGGTCTTCCAGGTTTTGCTGTTGACTCAGCAAGAGCTGGAGTGCAAGCAGCATCAGATCAATTTAATAAGGTTGCAAGTCTTGGTGGAGATGTTGCTGAAGGTATCACTAACCTGGCCTTTTCCACCAGAAATCTAGTGGCCGAGGTCAATGACTTGCTCCAAGCCCCCGATCAGTTGGCGGCCCGGCTACTGGATTCTTTTGGGTATCTCCAAGATGCTTTTTCAAGAGCTGAAGACAAGGCCAATGCACTTGGTACTTTTTTTGGTTTTGGTGATGACAATGTTGTTGGAGATACACCAATCAGAAACCAGGAAAGACAAAACCAACAAAGCTTCAACAATTTCATGAGAAGGATTGCAGCTGCAGATGCTGCAGGCCAGGCCGCGGCTGGTGAGTACGCATCCTTCAATGATGCACTTTCAGAAAGAGAAGAGATCTCAGCAACACTTGAAGAGCAGATCAAAGAGGATGATGGCACTGAAGTTTTCCAGGCCCTTGCTGATGTCAATGCCAACCTGGTTGATGCTCTTCCAGATGTGGATGCTGATCTTCCCAACATCAAAGTGATTGAAACAGAAACAGACACCAACACACTGGTGCTGACATATGATCTTTTTCAAGATCCAACCAATGAGCAAGATCTCATTGACAGAAACAACATCAGAAACCCAGGCAGCGTGAGCAAAGGCACCCAATTGGAGGTGCTTGATGTCTGATACTCCCAAAGTGAGTCACAGACCAAAGATCCCTTTTGACTATGGGACTTTGAGAGAAGATGCTGCAACATTATACGTCAACAACAAAGTCTTTGAAGGTTTCAAAAATATAACAGTGAAAAGAAACTTGCTCAACATGGCAGGATCTTTTGAAATTGTGATCACAGATGTGTGGCAACCCATGGGTGACTTTGGGATCAAGCCAGGTGATCGCATCCATTGTCACATTGGAAAGGAAGCAATTTTTGAAGGTTGGGTGGACACTTTCAATGTGAGCATCACTTCAGGATCAAGAAACTTCAGCATTGCTGGAAGAGACAGGACTGCAGATCTGATTGACTGCAGTGCTGAAGGTTCCAATGAATTTAATGGCCAGGATCTCAGACAGATTGCAGAAAAACTTTGCTCACCTTTTGGGATCAAAGTGCTCAACCCCAATGGTGTAGATCTTGGAAAAAAGTTTGAAAAGTTTTCCATCAAGATTGGTGAAAAAGTTTTTGAAGCTTTGAGCAGGGCCGCAAAAGCAAGAGAGATCATCTTGCTCACTTCAACACATGGCAACCTGGTGCTTGACAAGGTTGCAACCAAAAGAAGTGGCACTGAGCTTGTTGAAGGTGTCAACATCAGAGTCACTGGTGCCAACTTTGACAACTCACAAAGGTTTTCCCAGGTAACTGTGAAAGGTCAACAACCTGGTACATTGGGTGGCACAAAAGATGCCAGTCAAGGAAAGGGCCAGGCCTTTGATCGAGCAGTCACCAGGTACAGACCACTGACAATCCTGGCCGATCAAGCAAGTGATACTGATGCAGCTCAAAAACGTGCACAGTATGAGACATCAATCAGATCCTCCAAGGCCTTCAAGTGCAATGGATCTGTAAACTCCTGGAGAAAAAAAGATGGCACAATCTGGAAGATCAATGAGCTTGTGCCCTTCAAAGCTCTTTCACTTGGGATCAATGACACACTTTTGATCAGTGGTATCACGTACACTCAGACTGATGCTGGAAGATCTGTGGATCTTGAGCTCATTGAAAAAGATGCCATGAAGTTTCAAAAAGAAAAAAACAAAAAAGAAGAGGGTGGAAGCATCCTTGACACTATAGGACACAACGCATGAAAGCAGACATGATCAGGAGGCTTTTTGAGCACTGGATTGGACCAATGAGAGACAAGGTGCTGCTCATGATTGGAAGAGGTGTCCTGGCCGCTGTTGACAGCTCCAAAGACATCCAACTGAGCTCTGTCACACTCCTGGCCGATGAGACCAAAGACAAGACTGAGATGATCCAGCACTTTGGTTTCACATCACATCCTCCCAAGGGATCTGATGTCATCTTTTTGTCACTTGGTGGCAACAGGGATCATGGGATCATCATTGGCACCGAGTCAAGAGATCACCGATTGAAAGGATTGAACGAAGGTGACAGTGCCCTGTACAATATAAGTGGAAAGTATCTTTGGCTGAAAGGTGAAAACCTGGAGGGATTGGTTGAAAAAATTGAGATCAACAACTCCAATCATGAGTTAATCAGTGTACTGGTTGAGTACTTTGAAAGAGCAAGGGATGAGCTCACTGTGACCGCTATTGGGCCACAACCTCACACTCAAACAAGTATCACCAATCTGACTGCAACTATAGACAAGCTAAAAACTTTCAAGGTGTAACTGATGGCAATGGATAAAGACAGGCTTGGTGATGCAATTGTGACAAGATTGCAATCTCTCAATGGAAACATTGGGGGATCTGATGTCACATTTTTGCAACCATACTGGAGGGCCATTGCTGATGAGATCATCAAAGAGATCATTGCCAACATGGAGATCACAACCAACGTGACAGTTGAAAATGTGCAGGTTGGTGGAAGTACCGTCAATGGTACTGGTGAAGAGGATACAATTTCATGAATGACATCGGACTTTTTTTCTGTGACAAAGCTTTTGACCTGGTGGTTGAAGCTGATGATCTCAAGGCTGATGATGGCCTGGAGACATCTGTTGCAATTTCAGTTTTCACTGACAAAAGAGTTGATGATGAGGATCTTCCAGATCTTGAAACTTCCAAGCGTGGTTGGTGGGGGGATATGTTTCCCGAGTTTCCCAATGACCAGATTGGATCAAGACTTTGGTTGATCAATAGAGAAAAAACAACAACTGAGACTCTCAGAAGATCTGAAGACTACATTGTTGAAAGCCTTAATTGGATGCTTGAAGATGGTGTTGCCAAAGATGTCAACGCATCTTCAGTGTACAATGAAAACAATTGGCTGATCAGTGCAGTTGAAATTGAAAAACCAGATGGTGAAAGCACCAGGTTTCAGATCAATTGGGAGCAACAAGAGATCAGGAGGCAATAGATGCCCTTTAACAGACCAACACTTGATCAGCTAATTGAAAGAGTTGAAGGTGACATCAAAGGTGGATTGGGGATCACAACGGTCCTGAGAAGATCCTTTGTTGGTGTCATTGCAAGAGCTCTTGCTGGTCTTTCACATCTTCTCTTTGGGTATCTTGATTTTACTTCAGAGCAAGTTTTTCCTGATACAGCTGAGACAGAGTTTTTGGATCGGTGGTCAGCCTTTTGGGGGATCTTCAGAAATGAAGCAACCTTCACTGAGCTCAACATCACCATCACAGGAAACGAAGGGGGCACTGTGCCTGCTTCAACTGTTTACACAAGAGGTGACGGTACTGAGTACACACTTGATGCTGAAGCAACCATTGGAGTTGGTGGATCTGTAGTTGGAAAAGTGATTGCTGTTGAGGCCGGTGACAATGGAAACCTGGCCGATGGTGAGACTCTTTCCCTGGCCTCACCAATTGTTGATGTTGACAGTGATGCAACTGTTGCAAGCACTGAAGTTGAAGGTGAAGACAGAGAAACTGATGCTCAATTGAGATCCAGACTTGTTTCAAGAGTACAGCAAGCACCACTTGGTGGTGCTGCCAATGACTACATACAGACAATGCTTGCCGTGCCTGGTGTGACCAGGGCCTGGGTGCTTCCTTTGGGATCAGGGCCAGGTACAGTTGATTGCTCTTTTGTTGAGGATGGTGAAGATCCAATTGCTCCAGCTTCAGGTGCAAAGCTCCAGGAAGTGACTGATGCAATTGAAACTTTCAAGCCTGTGACTGCTTTGGTCCAGGTCTTTTCACCAACACTTGCACCAGCTGACTTTGACATCAAGATCAGCCCCAATACAGCATCAGTGCAAGACGCTGTGAAAAAAGAGATTGAAGATCTCATCTTGCGTGAAGCTCAACTTGAGGGATCATACAAGTCAGCAACTGAGACTCATGATGGTGTGATCAAGCTTTCAAAAATCAGGACTTCAATTGGCATTGCAGTTGGCCTGGAAGACTATGAGATACAGACAATCAATGCAGCTGCACCAGATGACATCACACCTGGTACAGGTGAACTAATAACAGCAGGAAACTTCACGTGGCAAGCACTCTAAACATTTTAGAGAAGTACAGAAAGATCATCAAAGATCTCTTTCCAAGAGGCGCGGCCTGGAAACTGAAAAATGAAGAGGGATCTTCTTTCAGAAAACTCCTGGACTCTCTTGGGTACGAACCTTGCCGAGTTGATGAGGCAGCACTTGCTTTCATTGATGATGTTTTCCCTGACACAACAACAGATCTTTTGACCGATTGGGAGCGTCTTCTCAATCTTCCTGATGAGTGTGAGCAAAACCCTGAAAACCTTTCCATACAGGAAAGAAGAGACAGGATCATCCAGGTACTCACAACTCAAGGTGGTCAAAACATCGACTTCTACAAGAGACTTGTTGCAAGCTTTGGCATTGACATTGATGTCATTGACGTTGCAGATCAGCCTCCCTTTCGAGCAGGACAGGGAAGAGCTGGAGATAGGTTGACCAATGGCAATTGGAGATACGCTTTCATTGTTTCAGCACCAATTGCATCAGCTACTGTTTTCAGAGCTGGCCTGGGAAGAGCTGGAGATCCACTGAGATCTTTTTCCAACCCAACAATTGAGTGCTTGATCAACAAGCACAAGCCTGCTCATACGATTGCACTTTTTAGTTTCACACCATAGGAGGCCGTGAATGTTTAGAATTGACAGCGAGGGAGCAACTGGTACTAATCGCTTCACTGAAGGTGATCCTCAGACATCTGTACCAGCAACTGTTGTGAGTGATGAGTGGTTGAATCATGTCCAGGAAGAGATCATCAAGCCAATTGAAGAGATGGGCATCACACTTGTGAAAGGCAATGAGGGGCAACTCAATGATGCGCTCCTGGAGCTTGCTTTGCGTGGAGGCCGAAAAGATCCAGTCAATCACACGCTTGCCAACAACTCTGGACCATCTGCAATCACTGGTCTTCCAGTGCTCAACAAGTCAGTCTTTGTTGCCAGAATCTCATCATACTACATTGAAAGAAAAACAGACTCTCAATCAGTTGTTGAGATGGGGATCTTGATGGAAAGATACAACTCAGCTGATGACAATTGGGAGCAAGAAAGCACTTCACTTTTCAGTGATGCTGGTACAATCTTCTCAATTGATGATGCTGACACTGATGCTGCAGTCACACAAGTCACAACTGATGATCTGACTGGCACAACATATGTTGGTACTTTAAAAATGACACAACTTTTTGTCTTCAGAGCATAGGGGGAAAAATTGAAAACCTTTAAAAATTTTATTTTATTAATTGTTTTGACGGTGATGGCTTTTTCAGGCCAGGCCGCAAAGATCACAAGTGATGAGCTGAAACTTGGGAAACCAGGATCTTCAGCTGACAAGTATCTCAGACTTGGTGACAATCGGTGGATCAGATCCAACGAGACTACCAATGCCCTGGAGTTTTCCAATGATGATGGAAGCATTGTCAAAAAGATTGGATCTGGATCTGGAGCTGGTGGAGCTGGTGGAGGTGTAAACCTTGTTGGTAATTCTGGCTTTGAGGACGTTGGCTCTCCTGTAGATGCTTGGACCTGTTCAGGCAACGGAACTTTTACCCAAGAAAGTTATTCAAGCGGAACTGAAAGCAATAAAAGTTTTTTGAGAATTGTTGCTTCCGACAATACTGCAAAATGTGACTCTGATTCTTTTTCTTGGTCGGATACTCTTGATCTTTATGGTCAAATAGATTCTCGATACAAACAAGGTGATGATTCTTTTTCATTAAAGCTTTATAAAACTGGCGAAGCTACTCCTGTTGGAAGATTGGATTTTGGCGACAATGACACAGCTTCTTTTCAAAATACTGGAAGATCAGTTATTTCTGGACTAACAACGGCTGGAACTTATTACATGGCCATTGAAGCAAGTGCACCCGGAACACTTGATCTTGACGATGCTTTTGCTGGTTCAAATAAAGGTGTTATTGATGTTGATTCCCAGAATGTATGCTCTGTTTTTATTCAAAACAACGGTGCTGCTTCTGTGTTGTCTGACAATGGAAATTGTGTTGCATCAGTAAATAGAATAGGCGCAGGACTTGTCACAGTAAATTTTACTGCTGGTTTCTATACCGTAAACCCTGTTATAGCTGTTGCACTAATTGCTGATACTATTGGCAACGTGAGACACATCGACTCGGATAATGTAACTACATCTGGATTTGATTATGCAACTTTAAGTACTGGTGGTGCCGGTACTGATATGGACGTTCATCTTATTATAACTAAGCAAGGTGTGGATGCTCAAAAACAAAACAAAGCTGTAACTTACGACACTTCGAGATTTTTCGTAAAAGCAAGTATTGGTGGAGCGAATATCTCTGGGGCTTCGACAGGTGTAGTTGTAGATAACAATGCTTCTCTTGATATGGTGCTTCATAAAGGAAGCGCAAAAATTGGCTGCTCTGGTGGAAACCCATCTACCGGATTAACTTGCTCCGCTGGTAATGAGCAATTATCAATCGAAACAGATATTCCTTCTGCTGGAGAGTATAAATATTGCTTCAATTGGACATATTCAATCAGTACCAATTCAACAGGTTTCAGATTGTCTCAAACTGGACTTATTGATGATTCGATAATTCAACAAGGAACTTCTTGGACAGGTGGCGACCCTACAGGATCAACGGCGCATAGGCTTTGTGAAAGGTTTAGTTTTTCAACCTCTGGTGCAAAAATGGTTAAGCTATTTAGGGAAGCAAACGGAAACGGCACCTATTTGCTTGCAAGAGGATCTGTTTCTTATGAAAACGATATGAGTATTACTGTTGAAAAAGTAGGTGATAATAAACCAACCCCAATCCTTATTGGTGGTCAAGCCTATCAAGGGGATCAAAACAAAAGATTGAAGATCTGGAGTCTTGGTTTTGGCGGTGCAGGTGCCGAAGAGGGATGTACATCTTCACCTTGCACAATCTTTGTGGAAAGGGGGCCAGTCAATGACTGGATCATGGGCAACGTGACAAGGGGATCTGTTGGGGCATATGCGGCATTGTCCAATGCTGTCTTCAAGCCCAATGAGTATGTGACTTGTCTTTGTCAAGGCAGTGGTGAGAATAACAATGCAACCTCATGTTTTTTGACCGGAAAAAGTGGCCAGTCAACATTTAGGGCCAATGGATCTGGAGTGCTTGACTTTGGAGGCTTTGCAGGTGGAGGTGGTATCGCAACCTCAAATACAGCATCGAACCTTGACTCAAGTGTGACTCTAATCTGCTTTAGTGAAGAATAAAAAAGGGGGGACCATGAAATATGTTTTTAAATTTTTATTTTTATTTTTATTTTTATCAACACTGGGCCAGGCCGAGGAGCAGCAGATCTGCTTGCCAGAAAGTGAAATTGACAAAGCAATTGCACTCACATCCGGTGCTGGATCTGTGAGTTGCAGTGAAAAACCAGGTGAGCAATGTATCTGCAGACCAAAGGGAGTTGATTGGCATGAGGTTGAAAAGGTAGATGGTGAAGCACCAGACTTTGATCAACCGATCTTTGCTGCAAAAGAAGATGTGGAAAGTTGTGATGATGAGGCCGACTGTCAAGCAAAGCTTGCTGCAAAAGTCTGTACCAATCACGCAACAGGTTTCAGCTCTTTTTTCACACTTTCACCCAATGAGGTCTATTGTACAAAGCAGCTAGGGTACGTGATGGTGCCAACAGGCCTAAAGGCTTTAAGGTTTTCCCAATCAAAAAGAGATGCTTGGGAGTCTTCACGTGCAGCAAAAGCTGCAGATGAGGCAGCAATCCAGGCCGCTTTGAAAGCTTCAAAGTGTGGTGCCAGGGTGAAGGCCAGGATGCTTGTGCAAAACGCTTCAAAGTCTCTTTCCAATGGTCAGAAAAAACAATTGGTGCAGACCTATAGTGACATCATTCAGCTTTTGGATGCTGGATCACTTTCAACAGCCAGGTCAGAGATCCTGGCCGTGACTCCAGATGGAAGTCTTGTGACAAGCGGTGACAAGACTGCTCTTGTTGCTGAGTTGGATGGTTGCGTCAACTGATACTTGGAGGTTATGATGGCAAAAGAAGAGAAGAAAGCTGTACACAAAGCACTTGCTCATCCCAACAATGATCAAAACTTCAAGATGCACGTTTTGGAAAAGTTGGATCACATTGATGCAAAACATGACAAGCTTGACAGAAAGTTTCTAATCTTCAAGGGCCAGGCCCTGATTGTGATTGCCATGATTGTGACTGCCAAAGAATACTTTGTGAAAAAAATTGGACTATAGGGCAATGGTGCCCGAAGGCTTGGAGATAAAAATGACAGAAAAAAAATTGAAACAAGACTTTAAATCAAAAGTTTTGGACATGGCCAAAGCAAGAGGCCTGGATCTTGCTGAAGACGCAGCTGAAAAGCTTGTGGATCTTGCACTGGACATTGTTGGTGCAGTCATTGAAGAAAGTGAAAACAAGTATGATGACATGATCTGGAGTGCTGTGAAAGGGAAAGTTGAAGAGGCACTGGACAAGCTTGTTGACAAGATTGACGGTGAAGAGGGCTAGATCCCAAAGAGAAAAAAACCAGGAGGGCCTCGATGGGTGCAACAATTTTAAAAGCTTTGATGACATATGTTGTGAAGCCTTTGCTGATTGACCTGGCAAAGGCCCTTTTTGATTGGGGCAAAAACTCTGTTGAAAAAATAAAAAGAAAAAAAGAAACCAAGAAAAAGGTTGAAAAAAATGAAGCTGCTCAAAGCAAAGATGATGTGCGTGACTCTTTTGGTAACTTGCCTTAGTTGCAAGGGCCCTGAGATCCGAGATCTTCCACAAAGACAGATCAACCTGGTGCTGGATACAGATCCAGAAACAGGCCGCAGATACATCAATGAAGATGAGTCAGCTTGCTTCACCAGGATGTACAGACACACCAAAGACTTTCTTGGTGCTGTTTCAGATCCTGAAGAGTCAGATGTCTCTGACTGTCAAAAAGTGATTGGGTATCTTCCCAAAGACTACGGTGATCTTTCTGACTTCAAAGAAGAGGTGAGAAAAAAAATTGCAAAAAAACCAAAGAAAAGACGCTCAAAGCGTACAAGATAGGGGAGGCATCAGTTGGCCCTGATCCCAAGAAAAAGGAAAGGTGGTGGAAGACTTGTTGACAGATACACAATCAACTCTTCCCAGGCCACTGCAAAGCAGGTCACGCTTTCTGAGATCCCAACAGATCCCAACAATGTTGTTGTGGATTGCCCCAATGGTCCTGTGCAAAGGATCAATGTTGACTACATTGTCACAGGCCAGGTTGTTTCCTGGGATGGATACGGCCTGGAAACGATACTTGAAAACGGTGATCATCTAATCATCACTTATTAATAGGAGAAAAATCATGTCAAGATTGCTTGGGAAATTTATTCAAGACAAAACAATCACAGATCTGCAGATACTTTTGCGCAACAACCTTCCCTTGGAAGCACGCAATTCTGGAGACAGTGCCAATATTGGATTGCTGAAACTTTCAGCAACAGACATCCTGGAGCTTTTGCGTGAAGTCTCGATGGAAGGAAACAAGATCACCAACCTGGCCGATCCTGCAGATCCTCAAGATGCTGTCACCAAAGCTTTCCTGGAAAACTTCATGGCAGGTCTTCGAGATCCCAAAGAGTCAGTGCGAGTTGCAACAACCGCTGCTCTTCCAGCTTCAGTGTACAACAACGGCACAGCTGGAGATGGTGCAACACTGACTGCATCATCAAACGGTGCTCTTCCATCTCAAGATGGTGTTGCTCTTTCTGTTGGTGATCGCATTGGTGTGAAGAATGAGTCTTCTCAATTGACCAATGGGATCTATGAGGTCACTCAACTTGGTGATGGATCTAATCCATGGATACTGACCAGGACATCTGATGCTGACAACTCAGCTGGTGATCCAACTCTTGTGACTCAAGGGATGTTTTTTAAAGTGAGTGAAGGATCTGAAAACGCTTCACTTGGATACATCTTGACTTCAAAGTCATCTGATACAGATCCACAAGGGCCATTGATCCTTGGGACTGATGCGCTTTCTTTTGCCCAATTGGGTGAAGTGATTGTTGCTGGTGCTGGTCTTTTGAAGTCAGGTCAGACACTCTCAGTTGACAATGGTGATGGCCTTGGTTTTTCAGGCAACCAATTGGTTGTGATTGTTGACAGTGACCTGGTGACAGGCACAACTGACATCAAGGGTGGTGCTGTAGTTGGAAGAAAAACTTTTGAAGAAAGTTTCACTCTCAATACAACAGACATCTCCAATGGGTACGTTGATCTTTCAAAGGTTGCCAATCAAGACTCTGAAGTTGTGTTCCCACGTTTTGGGATCAAGCAAAAGAAGACGGTTGATTGGACTGCATCTTACCAGGGAGGGGCATCCTCAAAAACAAGGATCACTTTTGCTGGAGATCTTTCAAGTATCCTGGTCAATGGTGATGTGCTTGATATACGTTTCGAGTCACTCGATTATTAGAAAGGGAACCGATGGCAAAGCTTGACTTCTCAAAGTGGTGCTTCAACAGACTTGCCAGTCTTGTTGAGTATGTAAACAGTGGCACTGACATTGTTGGTGCTACTGTGCAAGCTGCACTCACTGAGCTTGCCAATAGAAACTTTGGGAAAAACTATGGCTACAATGAGGTTGCATCCTTTTCAACAGGATCAACTTCACCAGTGACTGCAATTTCAGTTGTGATCCCCAATGCACCAGCTGGCACCTATCGTGGATCATGGTCATGGGTGCACACCAACTCAAAGGCAAACACCAACTCACTTGCTGAAGTTTTGTTTAATGGCACAGATGTACTGAAGGACTTTGAGCAGATGGGCACCAATCTCAACTCAATCAATGGTTTTTCTGGAAACATTGATCACCCTGCACAGGGAGATCTCACACTTGAGATAGTGGTGCAAAAGACATCAGGAAACGGCCTGGCCCAACTCACAGAGATCAGGATAGATTGTTGGAGGATCAATTGAAGACGGTTTCAGTTTCTTCAACATACTCTTTCCCAATTAGACTTGAGCGTGAGATCAGAGAAGATCCTCAATTGGGACCAATGGCACATGGCCTGACTGCCTTTGAAAATATAACAGAATTTTATTTTTCAGACACTTTTGACAGTGCTGATGAAACTTATTTTAGATTCACTTTTCTTCTCAACTTTGTTGATGAGGATAATACCTGGGAAAAAACACCAAAGATCTTTTCCATGACATATGTGCAAAAGCAGGATGTCAGGGAGATTGACTACAGAGTTGAGCTTCATGAGGATCTTTTTCCCAAGCGTACCTTTTTGAGGGGAGAGCTCCAAAAAGTGTATTGGTGTAGGGATCTTGCCTGCACCGATGAGGTGCTCAAGGTTGAGATGGCGTACACAAGAGACTCTTTTGGTTTTCCATTGACCAGGACCACAACCAGGACATGGATCAACAATGATGAGAGTGATCATCCTGACAAAAAAGTCACAACAAAGGTGTATTACAACTCACCACTTGCAATGATTGAAGAGGGATTGAGAAGACGTGGAAACATTGTCAACACTGTTCAGCTTCCAACTTTTGCCTTCATGAAAGAGGCATTGATGGCAGCACCTCACAATCTACCAGAAACAACAGTGCTCTTCATGGGAAGAGACTTCATGGATCGCTTTGAGGATGAGTTTGACAACTTCAGGAAAAGCTCATCAACAGTGACAGATCCACAAGATCCCAACTTTGGAAGAAAGGTTGTTGTTGTTGCCCTGGAGATTGCTGCCAATGGTGATTCTGGAGCAACACCAGATCCAATACCTGCAACAGATCCATGGTTGAATGAAAAACCAGCAACACTTGGTGGTGCTTCAATCCTTCAGTATCTTTCCAATGAGTTTGTTGATGAGTCATAGGAGAAAAAAATGAAAGCAAAAAAAATCACAGTGATCTTCACCATGGCAATGATTGTTGCAATTGCATTGTATGATGTATGGGCAATTGCTGAAGGTGGTACTGAAGCAAGTATCTCACATCTTTTGAGAGTGTGGGGGCACAAGTATCCAGCAATCACTTTTGCCTTTGGTTTCACAATGGGCCATCTGTTTTGGCCAATCACAATCACACCAACTTTGGAAAAGATCCAGAAAGGTTTGAAAAAATCATGAATGTTGTACCTGGTGAAAAGATCCCTTTGGTTGCACAGTTGGAGTGTCCTGAAGGCACAACATTGTACGTGCAGGCCGAAGTATTAAGGCCCAACAGATCCAACATCACAGGATCACCAAAGCAACTCACAGATGAGGGTGATGGTCGATACTTTGACGACTCACTCACCATGCCTGATGAGGCTTTTCTCACTGTGACCTATAAGGTTTTCACCAATCCAGGTCTCACAATTGAAAGTGATGACTATTGCCAGGTGACTGAAACAATCAACAGAGCAGCTGGTGGATCTGGAGATGTGATTGTGGTCAACACACCAGACAGATTGATCACCAAAGCAAGACAAAACCAGGCCAACATCAAGATCTCAGATCCTGGCCCTGGTACAATCAAGATCCAAGATGATGATCTGGGCACTGGTGTCCAGGATGATCTGAGCAATGCAAAAACACAAGACAACCAATCAACAGTGAGGTCATCATGAGTTGCAGTGAAAGAAAAATAAAAATTTTAAAAGGCCGCAGAAAGACTTTTGATCTTTTTGTGCAAAACGAGAAAGGACAACCAAAGTCAGTCAGTGGCTGGAGTATCATCAGGGTGAAGATCAATCATGCAAGTGGTTGTCTCACCAAGTACGCACCAGTCTCAACTGGTATTGATGAGGTCCAGAAACTTGATCTCAAAGCAGCTGATGCTGGAAACTTTAAATTGAAATTTCAGGAAGAGATCACATCCCAATTGGACTTTGATTCAACTGCAGCTGAGATCCAGACAGCACTCAATGCGCTCAATGAGCTCAGTGGTGTTGCAGTTGTTGACCAGGGAAGTGGTGTCTTTGAGATCACCTTTTCAGGATCTGATGCAAAGAGAGAGCAACCAATGCTCATCATCTCTGAGCATGACCTGACTCTGACTGGATCTGCAGTTGATCCTGTGGTGACTGAAGAAACAAAAGGTGAAGAGGCAAGTGGGATTGAGATTGTCAGTGAAGAGCAAGGGCACTTGAAAGTGACTCTTTCCACTGATGATGTTGCACTTTTGGAAGTGAAAAATGATCAAGACATTGACTTATATATAAGGATTGGGACTGAAGATCTGGATCTTGATCCAGCACTCTTGCAAGGTGTGTTGGATGTTGAAGAGATCCAGTGCTCTGGATGTTGAAGATCATGAAGATCTCAGAGAAAAGGAAGGGGCCGGATGGCCCCTTTTCTTTTTAGGATGCTTTTTCTTTTTCAATCTCAATGAGCTCCCTGGTCTTTTGCACAAGGGTGTAGCAGTGAGAAACTTCATTGGTTGCAACTTTCTTGCACTCATCCAGGATCTCAACTCTGAGCTCACCAATTAGATCCTGGCCCTGGGCCTGGCCATCTTCCTGGCCTTGATCTGTATCTTCAACCCAAGATCTTTCTTTTTCCTGGTCTTCCTGGAGTTTTTCCATGATCCCAAGCAAAACAACTGCAGGGTGCAGATCTTGTTTTTCTTCAGGTGCGTACTCTTTCACAAAGTTTTTGAGCTCTTCCCATGGTTGCAACGCTGCTTCCAGGTCTTTGTTGGTTTTTTCGAGCTCTTCTTTTGCCCCTGAGAGCTCTTCAAATTTTTTCTGAAGGTCATCAGTTGCCCCCGATGATCTACGGGCCTTTTTGGCTTTCTTTTTTGATCCTGCCATTGCCATCCTCCTGGTGATGTGTGTTTTTTTTCTTGTTGAAATTTTTACAGAGAAGATCCCAATTGGAAAGCACAATGCTCCAGGTTGCACGCACGCTGCACAAAGTGATTGTGTTTTCTCGAAAAACAAAGATTGTCAGAAAAACTGATTGAAAAACTGTACATTTTTTTGCACATTGAAATGACACACGCACAAATTGGAGGCAAAAGTTGAGCACACTTGAGTTGTTGAGAAAGGCCGTGGACAAGGCCGGACTCCTGCACATTGCACAGATCCTTGGAGAAAATTCCACCAGAAACATTGAAGCTTGGTTGCGAGATCAAAAGATCCCAAAGACCAAAGAAGTGTTGATCAGAAAGGCCATCGAGTCTGATGATCAATGCAAAGTTTTTCTGGAAGTCTGAAACTTTTGCAACCTGGCCGGTAGGTATTGCCGTACTGATCGGGGGCTTGGAGGTGGGTGCTTTTGCTCACCTCCTTTTTTCACACGTACATGGGAGAGACATCATGGCAAAAATTAAACCAACATCAACCAATCCAGATCAGCTGGCCGACACTGTACGGACCATGCTTGGGAAAAAAGTTGTTTCACCACTTTCAGTCAATTGGTTGATTGATTGTGTTGAGATGATGCCCTTTTCCCTGGTCATGAAGTTTGACAAGATCTTTGGCCGCTACATTGTGAGCAATGAAGATGAGTCAGAGTGGCCACCTGAAGGATTGCAATCCAACTACCATGGGACTTGTTTCACAATTGTAGATCTCACACTTGAGATGGCAATGGCCCGTGCTGTTCACTACTACTTTCACACTGAGATCAGAGAAGAGGTGAAGTCATGAAGTACATGATTGTCAGAGAAGACCAGGTGAAGGAAGAGATCCTGGATGCCAACGTCAAGAAAGGGATGTTTTTCACCAGGGAAGAGCTCATTGAAATGAGCAGCTTGTCACAGATTGAAGTTGTCAAAGGCAACACAAAACTCAATGGAAAGATGGCACACTGTACACGTGGCCTGGCCCAGATGGAGCTTGCTGCTCAACTCAATCACCTTCAAGTGGAAGGTAGATTGTGATTTACCTGGACTTTTTTTCTGGAGCTGGTGGTGGATCTTTGGGCGTGCACCGTGCACTTGCTGAAGCAGTATGTGATCTTGATGACATCATCTGCAAAGGTTTCTTTGAGATCAACAAAGATGCAATCAAGGTTTTCACCAAGCACTTTTGTCAGACCAGGGCCGTGCCTCACTTGGGAGATGTTTCAGAGTTTTCTGATTGGGATCTCTTTGGGGATGTGGATCTCATCATTGGTGGATCACCTTGTACTGACCTGAGTATCATCAAAAACGCAGGCAAGTCAGGGCATGATCACCGTGAGCATCTCCAGGGAAAAGACTCAAAACTTTTCTACAAGTACGTTGAAGCAATTGAGAAGATCCAACCCAAGTGGTTTTTGCTGGAAAACGTGAGCTCAATGAGCAAGGCGGCCAGGGATGAGATCTCTGAGATCTTGGGAGTGCAACCAGTCGAGATCAACAGCGGCCTGGTTTCTGCTCAAAACAGATCCAGACTCTATTGGTGCAATTGGGATGTGCCTCAACCTGAAAACCGTTTCATTCAACTCATTGACATCAAGATCAGGTGCCCTTTCAAGTATGGATACAGCTGGAGCAAAAGCACCAGGCCTGCCAAAGGTGAGAAACCAAGATCTTTTGATGAGCGTTTCAGGCAAGATGGCAAGGCCAACTGCTTGACTGGATCAATCAATGGATCTGAAGCAATGACTTTCTTTTCAAAGAAGAGATTGGACTTCAAGCCCAGGAAGGTCTTTGAAAGAAAAGAGTTGCTTCCATATAACCTGGAAGCCAACAGTTGGAGGCCGCTTTTTCCATTGGAGTCAGAGCGTCTTCAGACCTTTCCTGATTTTTGGTGCTCTGAAGTTTCAACAACTGCAGCTCATCGACTGATGGGAAAAGCAATGACCGTTGATGTGATTGAGCACATCATGAGCTATTGCCCAGGAGTGCAATCATGAAATTTCAAAACGCATTGGACCTCAAAGACAAGTTGATTGATGTCATGGTCAAAGATGATGCTTCAGATCTCAGTGACTGCTTGATGGCAATTGAGCTTGCAAAAAGTGAGATCATGAAAACTGCACAAGCAAAAGAGCAAGAGCTCACTCCAATCATTGTGGAGCAGACAAGATGAGTTTTGTCAGAGCAATTGCCTGTGATGTTGAGACCACGCACTTTGACAAGATGGGTGGTGATGTTATCAAAGCCGCTTTTGTTGAGATCTTAGACAACTACACACTTGGAAGGGAGGTTGAGTTTTCACTCAAGCCCCAATCAAGCAAGTACTACAGTACTGAAGCTGAGAAGATCCATGGGATCTCATACTGGCAAGCATCACAGTTTCCTGAAAGGATCGACACCATCAAAGAGATCTGTGATTGGTTTTTGCCAATCCAGGATCTCTTCCAACTCCCAATGGTGTATCACGCACAGGGAAAGTTTGACTATGATTGGGTGAGACTCACTTTCATGAAGGAAAGAGTTGAGGCATCTTTTCACAAGATCTTCAATGATCAACCAATCAGCACCGTCAACCTGGCAAAAAAGAAACTGAAACAGCTTCCCAATCACAAGCTCAACACTGTTGCAGCTCACTATGAGATTGGACTTGATCATCACCAGGCACTTTCTGATGCCAGGGCCTGTGCTCTAATCTATTGCAAGATCATGACTGGTGAGGATCTGTACACTGGTACTTTAGTATGAGGATAAAATACAAGTGCAACCAGGATCTCAAGCCAATGGATCTTCAGATGTTGATCCTGGCCCTGGGCCAGGCCCAGGAAAGTGGTGAGACAATCTTTTTTTCTGATACAACTGAGATTGTGATTGGTGAAAAGATCCCAAGCAAGCTGAAGAAAGATCCAACTGCACGCATGACAATTGTTGATGATGTCATCAGGTTTCTCAATGAGAAGACTGGCAAGAGATACTCTTCCAAAGCAGCTGCCAATCAAAAGTTGATCCTGGCCAGGATCAATGAAGGGGCTACCCTGGAAGACTTCAAGACAGTGATTGAAAACAAAGTGAGATCTTGGAAAGGTGATCACTATTGGGACAAGTATCTCAGGCCATCAACCCTTTTCCAGGCCTCAAAGTTTGAAGGCTATCTCAATGAGAGATCTCAAAAAACTGAAGAGCAATCAGGTTTTGATGAGCTCCAAAACCTCATGGAGACAAAGAGACAATGAGCATCAAGCATCCTGTGGATCAAAAAGAGATTGATGAGCACTTGAAACTTCAGGAAGAGATCTTTGTGCCTTCACGGTACGAGTTTTTGAAAGCTCACAAAGGACTCAGACCAGGTTGCCTTCATGGGATCATCTCAACAACTGGAGCTGGAAAAAGTACGCTCACCAAAGCACTCATTGTTGAAGCAGCAACACATCACAAAGTGATGGTGTGGTTGTCTGAAGAAACTGTGAAAGAGTACCAGGCACTGATCTCAAAGATGGATCAAAGAGTGCTTGCCAACATTGTTTTTGTTGAAGAGAAAGAGATCCCTGAAGAGATCAAAAGAAACCAATCAGACTTTTTTGAGTACTTCAATCAGATGGTTGAAGAGTCAGATCCATGGATTGTCTTCATTGACAACGTGACAACATCAGCTTTCTACAACATGAGATACGGCCTGGCCGGGCAAAACAGATCAGCTGAGTTTTTGAAAAACTTTCCAAAGCTGACTGGAAAAGCAGTTTTCTACGTGGGACATACAGACTCAAAGGTGCACGACAATTTCAAAAATGTGATCACACCTGAGATGATCAGGGGATCAAAAGAGCTACCCCTGGCCACCGAGTATTTTTATTGTTTTCAAAAGTTTATTGCCAATGATCAGATCTTCACTCTTCTCAGAGTTGCAAAGCACAGGCATCACAAAGATGCTGCAGGTTGGTACGCTTTGGTCTTTGAAAAAGATTTTTATGTGGCCGATGTGAAAGCACCTTTTTCCACTGTCAACAAGATCTTCAAAAAAAGAGACTACCTGGGCAAGTACCAAAAGAAAGACCAGTGATGATACAATCAAGTGAGGGAAAGGTGAGAGCATGGAAGATCAAAAAACAGCACGCTTGCACGTCTTGGAAACATCAGTGCGTGCACTTGTCATTGGAAGGGATGGTGACTACCAGATCACCAAGGCAAAGATCTTCATGGTCCAAAGGCAAGATGGCACTTTTTGCTCACTCTACCCCGATTTTTATCAGATCAACGGCAAGATCTTTCGATTGCTCAGAGTTGACAGAAAAAACAACACACTTGTCTTCCAAGAGGGAAGTTGAATGAAAGGGGAGTGCTTTGGGATCTCTTTTGAAAACGTGCTGGACCTTTTACCTGAGCGTCTTGGGATCATCATCAGGACACCTCACAAAGAAGTACCAGTGGATATCATCCATCTTCCAAAAAATAAATTTCAGGTTTTCAAGTTTGAAGCAATCAAGTGGATCAAGGCCAGGCCTCACCCTGAAGACAGGGTGTGGAACTTCGAGAAAAGAAATCACCATGGAGTGTGGTGCTATGACAAAGAGACCAGGTTGGTTGAGGCGAGAAAAACACCAAAAGAAAAAGAGAATGAAAAGCAAGAAAGGAAGTGGTTGCATGAGCAAGCAAGAAAGCTCGGCCTGGATCTATCTTGATGATCAGATCCCAGATGATGTGCGTGACTACATTGTTGCAGGGCCAACACAAGATCACAAAAGAGACCTGGAAGATTGGGGAGCTGATTGGGATCGCAAAGAGATGAGATGGATCTTGAAAAACACTTCACCAAGTTGTCCTGACTACCAGGCACTTGAGGATCTTGGATTGATGTTGCTTCCAATCCAGGAAAGCATTGAAGAGAAAACGCTGCAAGAGCAGCTCAAAAAATAAATTGCAAGGGGGCAATGATGGAAAAAGTGTTGAAACAGATCCAGGCAATGAAGCAGTTGCTTGATCTGATCAAAGAGCTCAATGGTCAATTAGTTATGCTTGAAGTAAACCTCAAAAGAGTTTCTGGAAAAGTTGTTGAAGCTGTTGAGGATCTGGGAGGTGGTCAATGAAACCAAAGATGATCCACAAAAAGATCTCCCAATTGAAACCATATGAGAAAAACCCAAGAAACAATGAGGCCGCCGTTGAAGCTGTTGCTGAAAGCATCAAGCAAAACGGTTTCGTGCAACCAATTGTCATTGATCAAAAAAACAGGATCTGCATTGGTCACACCAGGTTTCTTGCTGCTCAACTTTTGGAGCTCCAGGAAGTGCCAGTGATTGTCAAAGAGATGACTGAAGCTGACTTCATGAGACTCAACATTGCTGACAACAAGACTGGTGAGCTTGCTGATTGGGATGATGATCTTCTCAAAGAGATGATCCTGGATCTGGATGCAATTGGTGATGATCTTGAGATCCCAGGCCTGGACATTGAAGAGATTGACAGCATGATTTTTTCTGAAGTTGATGCTCATGAAGAGGCCAGGATCAAAAAAGAAAAGGAAGAGCTCAACCAAAGCAACAAGTCTGTTGCAAGCAAAGACTCTTCTGGCCCTCAATCAAAGATGGTTTTCTTCATGACTGCAAAGCAGATGATTGAAGTTGATGCAAAGCTTGGTGCAATCAGAAAAGAGCACAATCTTGACACTGACTCTGATGCTCTTCTCTTTGCACTCAAAGACTTCAAGGGCAATCCAAAAGTCAAAAGAGTGACCAAAGAATGAGAGCGCACTCTTTTTATTTCACAATTATTGGGCTTTTGCTCCTGGCCCTTGGTGTCCAGGAAGCAAGAGTCAAGATCCACCAACAACAGGCCAGGGATCTGATGAGATCTTCAGGAAAGATCCAGATCCAGGCCAACAGATGTGCCTCACTTCTCAGGGAGTATCACATCACAATCCAAAAGATGCGCACCATCACAGCACTGAAGCCAATGATGCTTGTTGCGTACAACCAAAGAAAGAAAAAGGAAGGTTGCCATGACCAATGAAGATGACAATCTGATGATTGCCTGGATCTCAAAAGCTGGTACTGAAGTGATACCTTTTCACAGGATCATATGCGTGAAGAGATCTGCAGTCACTGGTGGTCTTTGTGTCAGGATGGAAGGTGACAATGTAGTCAACATTGGTGCAACAGAGATTGAAGACTTCATGGAAAAGTACAGGATCTTTCTTCATGTTTCTCAATTGGTTGAGATCCAACCTGACAACCTGGATCTTGATCCTGGCCCAGGGCCAACTCATACTAGGAAAAAGAAAACATAGGGAGCACCAATTGGGATCAATCAAAAAAATTCACGTCAACCAACACAACATCAAGCAAAACATCAAGGGTGCCAACCTTCCTGTGGTCACTGTCAAAAGTAAGTATGGCAATGAGTATGGCCATGAAGTTGAGATCCTGGGAAGAGATGGTGAGGTTGCTGCACGTGTGATCTACCCTGGGAAAGCTTTGGAGTGTGGTGCACGTGTGTGGATCGAAACTGAAGGTGATGTCAGGATCATTGATCACACTGAAGAGACAACTCTGAAGATCTCAGGTTGATCCAGGTGATGTCTAGGGTGCACTGAGCAACGCATAACACCTTTTTTTAAGTCATCATGTACAATTAGAGTATGAGCTCAAGGAAAGACCTCATTAGTGCCTTTGTGGATCTGAAAAGGAAGCATCAAGATCCCAGGCAAAAAATCAAAAGAGATGAGTTTTTGAAGCACGCAAAGTGCTCAAGACCAAAGCTGACAAAACTTTTCGGGGGATGGAAAGAGTTTTTGAAGCAAGCATCTCAATCCTACGTTGAAAGCCTGACTACCAGGCAGCGTGCACTTCTCTCTGAAATTGACAAAGGTTTTGATGCTGATGCCTCCAAAGAAGATTGCATCAAGGATCTTCGAGATCTCCAGGAAGCCAATTGGGGCAAGCACATCACACGCGACTTCTACAGACACAATGGAAGATACAGTGACAGTACTTGGGGCCGACACTTTGGGACCTTTCAAGAGTACAGGAGACAAGCAGGCCTGGAGCTGACAAGGCATCAGCACAAAGTTGAAAGAGCAATTGCACAGCAAGCAAGCATTGATCACTATAGAGCTTTTTTTGAAAAGGAAGTGCTTCCATACTTCAACAAGTACGTGAAGACTCCCAGGCCGTATCACATCAAAACGATACTTGCCATGAGTGATCTGCACGACAAAGAGTGTTGTGAGTTTTCACTTTCAGTTTTCATTGAAGAGTGCAGGATCAAGCAACCAGATGTGATTGTGCTCAATGGTGACATCTATGATCTCCTAGAGTTTGGAAAGTACAACATAGACATCAGACACATTGACATTGTTGGTCGCTTTGACTTTGTGAGGGAAAGAGTCTTCAGACCTTTGAGGGAAGCTTGCCCTCACTCACAGATTGATCTGATTGCTGGCAACCATGAGATGCGCCTCCTTCGATTGCTTTGTGATGCAACTCCCAATGTGAGAGTACTTCTTTCTGATGTTGTTGGTCTTTCTTTTTCAGACATCTTTGGTCTTGATGAGTTTGAGATCAATTGGGCATCAAAGTTTGACCTGGCAGCGTACTCCAACAAAGACATCAAAAACCAATGCAAAAAAAACTATAGGATCTACTTCAACACTTTTGTCTTCACTCACATCCCTGACAAGAGACTCAAAGCAATGTCAGGATCTAATGGCCATCATCACACTGGAAAAATTGAGTCATATGCCTATGTGAATGAGATCACCGGCCTGGTGAAACAATTGGCTTGGAGTCAAACACCAGCAATGCACGTCAAAGACGCTGAGTACCTGGGCAACACTTCAGGTTGGAATACTGGTTTTCTTGAAGTGATCATCAACTGTGAGACAAGAGAGTCAATCCAAAAGATACACTTCACGCATGATGATTGGTGCGTGATTGATGGCAGGTACTATGCAAGATCTGAAGATCTCAAAGCGTCTTGATTGGGTGAGGCCCTTCATTGAAGAGCTCACTCACACCAAAACTTTCAACTTCAAGGGATTGACCAGGATCACTGCCATCAAGTGGCACCATCTCAGCACGGTCCAACCTTGTGTTGGCCAGGCCATCCAGTATGATGATGATACTTTTGAGATCCAACTGTACTTGCACTGGCAAAAAAAACACAAGCCCTTTGGTGGAAACAAGTGTCACATGAAACAAAAAAGGTGCACCAAGATTGAGATCTTGAAAACTCTTTCCCATGAGCTTGCTCACATCATCACTGACTTTGATCATACTCCCAGGCATGGTGAGATTGAGTCACTCATCACTTTAAATTTCATGCAAAAACTTTCTGAGACAGGATACATCTCTGAAGAGGATGAGATCAAAAATCAAAAGAAGAGTTGATCACATCAATTAGATCATCATAATTCATTGGGTGTACTTCTTTGGGAGGATCATCTTTGCAGTCAGTGACACCTTCAGCACAATACACCTCAATCAATGGTGACTCTTTTTCTTCAGTGTAGTCAAAAACTGTGATCTTGTTTTCCTGGTCAATCAGATCCTCATCCCAGATCACAACCAGGGCCAGGATCATCATGATCAGGGACCTCATACTTCCAGGATACCACTGCCAACCATCCTGGGCATCTTTTTGCCAATCCTGGCCTGGATCAGCCTCCCAAGTGCCTGATTTTTGAAAATAGCACCAATCAGACTAATATTAGTTATCAACAACTTTTGGAGGTCATCATGAAAACATTTACAACAACAACACAAGCAGATCACATCATTGTTTCAATCTCAGGAGGGAAAGACTCTTCAATCCTAATGCTCAAAGCTGAAGAGATGAAAGCGTCACACCCTAATGCAACTTTTCACTATGTGCACGCTGTGATTGACATTGACTGGCATGAGACCAAAGCAATTGTTGAAGAGCAATGTGCTCACTTTGGTGTTGATCCAATCTTTGTCCAGGCCGTTGACAAGAAAGGAAACAAGAAAGGCTTTCTTGACCAATTGACTGCCCCACGTATCGACAGAAAGACTGGTGAGACAAAAGAGTACATGGTGCCTGACATGGCCAACAGATGGTGTACTTCAATCTTGAAGACTGGACCAATCGACAAGTACGCACGTCAACTGAAAGGAAACGTGCTTGTGCTGATCGGTGAAAGAGCTGAAGAGTCAACTCAACGTGCAAAGCTTGAGGCCTGGAGACCAGACAACAAAAACACAAAGAAAGATGGATCACGCATTGTTGTGAAGTACTCACCAATCTTGGAGATGCTTGAAACTGAAGTGTGGAAGCTAATCAAAGAAAACAAGATCCCAACACACCCATGTTACTCATGGGGAGTATCAAGAGCATCTTGTGCAATCTGCATCTTTTCTTCCAACAGAGAAATTGGAATTGCAGCTGAGCACGCTCCTGACATTGTAGCTGACTACATCAGAGCTGAAGAAAAGATCAGTACAACTTTCAAGTACAAGAGAGCAACAAAAACAAAACCTGAGCAAAAGATCTCACTCATCGACATCTTGGAAGGTGAAGGTGTTGACGTTGATGCTCTTCTCTCAACTGGTCTTGAAGTAGCTTAATAAAAATATAACCGGCCAGGTCCCAAGCGGCCTGGCCTCTTTGGAGGTCAACGTGGCAAAGAAAAACAAAAGAGCAATGGATCAAAAACAAAAAGAAACCGTGAAGGCACTCTTGGTTGATCAAAACCTGAAGGTGATGGATGCACTCAGCGCACTCAAAGATCTTGAGTGTGGTGTAATGGAAAACTTTGGGATCAACCGTGACACTAAAGATCTGATTGACCAACTTGAGCACGTCAACAAGTCTCTCAGTGAACAGATCGACAATCTTTAATTGAAAACCCAATCAAGATCCTGGCCCTGGGCCAGGATCACTGGAGGTCATGATGAAAAAAAATGAGATCAAAAAATTTTTGCAACTCCTACACAACACAAAGAAGATCACCAAAGTATGTATTGGTCACAACAGTCTTGGTGTGAAGGTCATTGACTACCTGGTTGATGGTGAGGCCTGGGAGCACAGTGAAGAGCAGCTCTTCATGGAAAACATGAAAAGCCCCTGGTCAATTGCTCACTATGAGGTTGAAGGTGATGAGTACCAGGTTGTTGAGTATGAGATGACTGAAGGGCCCAACCTCTTCAAGGTCTTCAGGCACCAGCTCCCCAATGATGACCTATGTGGTGGCGACACCTATGAGACTCACAGTGGTGCTTGCTTTGCCATCATGAATGAGCATCACATCACCACAAAGTACACTTCCTGAGATCCTCCTGGATCGCTTCAAAGCTCCTGGCCCTACCAAAGACATGGGATCTGGGCCAGGCCCTTAGAAAAGCTCTGAGAGCTTCAGATGAGCTCACCACCAATTGTTGGCACTCCCCTCCAGGTCCAGGCCTGGATCAGCCTCACAAGTGCCTGGTTTTGGCAATGCGCACCAATTAAGGTACTATAGACCTATCAATCACTTGGAGGTCATCATGAAAAACACAACAGCTCAAAACCCAATGCAACTAATCTGGACCAATGCCAAAGCTCTTGAGCAAGGCATCCTGGCCCTTTCCTTTGGAGCTGGTCAAGACTCAACAACCATCCTGTATCAGCTTGTGTACAATCCTGCCTTTGCTCTTGAGAAACTTCAAGGCCGCGCACTGATTGTGATCTTTTGTGACACTGGCAATGAAAGAAAAGAAGTGTATGAGCACCTTTGGATGATCAAGGATCTTTGTGCTGCATATGGGATCAAGTTTGTACACCTGGCCGGTAACATCAAGAGCAAGAAAACCAAGCACAGCACTGTTGACTTTCACCAGGCCAAAGGCCGTGACACTGATCACATCATCACTGCTTTTCACACCAGTGCTTCCAACTCTCTTCAAGCAAAGAATGAAAGCAATGACTCACTTCCAGTGAGAAACAATCCAAGTTGCACAAGCAACCTGAAGATCCTTCCTTTCTACCGCTACATGAACAGCCTTTGTGCTGAGCTACTTGGGAAGGAAAAAGTGCGTGACCATGGGAAGCGTGACCTGGTTGAGTTTTGTGGTCACACAAGAAAGCTTGAAGTCATGATTGGCTTTGCAGTTGGTGAAGAAAAACGCATGGAAGGTGCTTCAAAAGATCAGCCTCAAAAGTGGTGGCAGTCTGTTGAGAAAACTTTTCCACTGATCACAGATCTGCAATTGGATCGCAACGGTTGCATTGCCTTCATGGAGTCAACACCTCATGGTGCTTGTGGCCCTTCAATGTGCAAGATGTGCCCCAACATCACCAAGCAGACTCTTGTGTTGATGTGGAGACTGAAAGAAAGACGCAATGACCTGCTTGATTGGATCAGAGCTGAGAGAAGAAAACTCAACACCTGGGCACCAATCCAAGCTGAAAAAGGTGCAACCAACATTGCAGCTCTTGGGAGCAGCAAGACTCTTGTTGAAGAGCTCAGACTTGCCCTGGAAAAGTTTGAAGATGTTTCCACTGAAGATCTTCTTGAGCATGAGTTTCGCAACGGTCACTGTATCAGTACTGGATACTAATCAGAAAAAAAACAATTAAGATCCAGGCCTGGCCTGGATCTCTTTTCCCTGGAGGTCGGAAATGAATAACCATGGCAAAGGTCCAAAACTCTACACCAAGAGTCTTTGGATCAATGGAAAAGATGTTGAGTACACTGTGCACCTGTACAGAGACTCATGCACTTTCTTTTTAAAGTGTGAGGATGAGGACTTTCAAGCTGCAATCAAAGAGCACTTCAATCTTGATTGGTACGAGATGTCAGACCTTTCTGTGCTTTTTAACGAGCTCAAAAAAGTTGAAACCAGACACAGGGAAGCTTGTGTTGAAGAGATCTCAACTGAGACCAAAGTGATACTGTATGACATCAAGATCTTGCTCAGTGATGCTGATGGTGAAGAGATACGTGATGACTTCAACTGCTACGGTGATCATGGTGTACAGGTTTCTTTTGACTACCAGGTTGCAATCAGAGTTGATGTCAATGGATCTTTCATGCACCACAAGCATCTTGATGGATCTCTTTTCAACTCACCTTTTGAGTATGAGGTTGAGCACTCATCTGAGCGTGAGATCTTTGTTGAAAACATCTACACAACACTTGAGAAAGTTGCTGAGCGTCTTGATGCTTTCTTTGGTCAAGGTATCTCTCAGATGATGCTGACTGTTGATCAAGGATTGCCCCAATTGAGCTTTGATGATAAAAAGAAAGGTAAGAAAAAGCCCCGATGACCTCCAAAGACTTGGGGCCAGGCCATAGGGCAACGTCTTCCTGGATAAGGCCCAGGGCCAGGGGAGGGTGGTGATGCGCCCTCCCTTTCTTTTTTTCACTTCAGATACTTTCCAATTGCTTTTGCTAAGATCTCAACATACAGATCTTCTCTTTCAAAGAAGATCTTTGACTCCCTGGTCTCAAGATTGGCAAAGACAGGCTCAACCAAAACTGCAGTCACCAGGTTGTCTTCAAGCATGGTGAGCATCCCAGATCCACCATGATTGGCTTTGATTGGTTTCACACCATCTTGATGTCTCTCAACCAATCCAAGACGCTCATTTAGACCATCAGTGATTGCATCAGCAAGATCCCAATTGGCATGACCTGGCCGTGATCCATGAGTCACCAGGACCTCACAGCCATATGCTTTTTTCTTGTATGAGTTGAAGTGTAAGCAGATCCCAATCACCGGATTGAGTTTCTGGATCTGTTTCTTCACAGATCTCACTTGGGCATCATAACCAACACCAGGCTTTCTTTTCACAATAGCAGCACCAATGTCTTTTCTTGCTAATCGGTCCTGTACAAGTCTTGCAATCCTTGAGTTGTACAAGTACTCACTTTCACCAATGTAGTTGATTGCTCCCTGGTCTTCACTATTGTGACCAACCACCAAAGCAACCTTCACTTGAGATCCTTGCACCGGATCACTTGGGATCTCTGGCCTTGGAGACCTCCCAATCAGATCCTTCCAGATCTCTTTCACTTTCTTGAAAAACTTTTTGAACATCAAAACCTCCTGATCAAACAAGTATGACTCAATTGGGTGTAATGGATCAATGAAAGACTTTGGAAGACCTTTGACGTTGTGCTCAAAGCATCCTGGACCTAAAATTGAAGTATGTGTGTGTGGGGAGTTGCCTCCCAACAAGTAAGTCTCACAAGGGGCCATGGATGGCCCCGACTTACTCTTGACCTGGATCGACATCCCCAATTAAAATGTGCAAGGTTGTGTGATCATGCTTCAACATGGTCAGTCTCTCTCAACACCAAAGGGGCTTGGTGTATCCGGGCCCCTTTCTGGTACAATAGTCTCATGAGCATTGACTTTGACATCACAAGCAACATTGAAAGCCTTGAAGACTACCTTGACGACATGAAAAAGAAAGTTGTTGTGCAATCTGCAAAAGCTGCCATCAACAAAACTTTGATCACGGCCAGAAAAGAGTCAGTGAGGATTGTTGCAGCAAGATACAAGACTGGATCATCAAAAAGTGAGTCACTCACAAAAAAATCAATTAAAGAAAGAATGAAGTTAAAAAGAGCTTCAGGATCTTTGCTTTCTGAGCTGGAAGGATCTCTTTGGTACTCTGGGCGTACAATTTCAATCCTGAAGTTTGTCAGGGGATCAAAGGAGATCATCAAGCAAAAAGGTGTCAAGCAAGGTGCAAAAATCAGAAAGGGAAAAAGAAAAGGTCAAAAAACAAAAGACAAAAGAAGAAAACTCAAAGTTGAGATTGTCAAAGGCAAAAGCTACACGCTCAAGGGTGCCTTCATTCAAAAAGCCAACACAAAGCAAGTCTTCAAAGGGAAGCGTGGTGATGGTTTCAAAAACCAAGCTGTTGGTGGTGTTGGTATTGTTATGATGAGACCTCACAACAAAGCAAAGATCTTGAAATTGGTTTCAAGGAAGTTTCAAGATACACTTGAAAAAGAGCTCAACTTCAGATTGGACAAGCTTGCTCGGAAACAAAGAGCTTCACGCATGAAAAAAGTGTGAAAAAAATACAACTGAGACCACAATTGGGATCTTGGTTGATACAGAGATCTTGGGATCTCAAAAAGCTAAAATCTTAATTTTTGTGTAGGGGCCAAAGAGATCCTGGCCCCGTTTTTCAGTGGAGGCCAGGAACAGAAAAACCAGGAAGAGAAAAATGTTGAAAAGATTGAAAAATAAAATTGAAGTGTTCCTTATCAGCTTTGCCAATACCTTTCACAGGGAGGCAGTTGTGTTGCGTACCTGTGACTATCATCTCCAACACATCCAAGAAAAAACAGAGCTGCCCATATGGCACCCATTGATGCAAGACCTTGTGTTGAAATGTGAAGAGCTGGATCTTGATCAGCGTGGACCTTTCCTGGCATATGTTACAGTGCTGCTGGAAAGACAAGAGACACTGCAACAAGCAACATCAAAAGCCCATGATTGGGCATGGCGTGCATCCCACTAAATAACTGAAACAAAAAGAAACCAATCAAAAACATTGGCCAGGCCCTTGAGATCAATCCAGATCTGGACTACCCTACCAGGTACACACTGCACTCAGGACCAGGGGCACTTGCCTGGTTGGTGAAGCTATTAGTGCACGCAACATCAAGTCAACAAGTGAGTCTATTGTACACGTATACCATGCGACGACGGGAGCAAGAGAGACTGGCAGTGATGTGCCCTAAACATCACCAGGCAATAGTGCTGACATACTGAGCACACGTTGATTGCCTGAAGCTACTGACCTAAACCCTGCTAGAGACCAGGTGAACAGCATCCACTGGCGAGTCAGAGTTGGAATGAGAAACCTCTTTGGAGACATGAAAGAAAAACTTTCGGCAAGTGTCTTTATAACAGGAGTCTCTTGTCTTGCCGTGCCCGCAACTCAAAGAGCAAAGCAAAGATCAAGCGCACAGATCCCAATCACAACCACCTATGAGGCATGACCTAAGTGAAAGAAATTGTTCGGGTCCTTCCTGGTGTTTTTCTGGATCAGGTGTCGCCGCC